TCCTGTCTGTGTTGATAACATACCATTTATGCTTGACTCAGATATATACTTTGATGCTAAAGCATTTTTAATAATTCCATTTCTTGATGTCTTTTGTGCAAGAGTATTATTTATTCCTGCAGCACCGACAGTTGTTGCTGGAGGGGTTTGATCTAGTCTAAACAAATACTTTGACTCCATAGTGCATCCACGAACATTTTCATTGTTAGACCAGTAAGGGCTAACTCCTGCTGAGTGTAAAGCAACTGGTGTTCCAAATTGCCCTCTTCCGTGTTTTGCTACTACCCCATTTTTAAGTTTTGTAACTCCAAGAACTTCTTCATAGTTTGGCTCAGCGTATATCCTTACTAAGCCTGTTGGATAAATTTTTCCATTAAACGGTAATGATGAAAAATATTTTTCGTATTCCTGAACACTGTTGATCCAGACATTGCCAGTACCAGAAATATTATACTCAACTGCATCATACTTAATAATCTCTCCATTTGAATAAAAGTATCCGTTATATCTTGTTATAAAGAAAACACCTTCTCCAAGATCCATAACATTGTCAACAACTATATTATTTTTGACTGATGGAACAGATGATGACAGGTTTGAATTTAAAGGTATTGCACTTAATGCATAGGTTGATTGGTTTTGAATTTCTTGATTCACAGACTTTGTGCCTTCTGATCCCCCTAGTTCCCAAAGAACTACTGGCTTATATACCCAGATTTTTTCGTTATCTACAAGACTTGCCTGCTTTATTGTTCCAACTGATCTTTCTATAGATCTTGCAGTATAAGTAATCTTTCCATCATTATAAACCTCATTATCCTGAGATGTTATCTCTAAGATGTTTGAAAGTTTGCTATTTGTTCTTTCATTTTTAACAACACCTGTGTCAGAAAAATCTGTAGTCCCATAAAGGGTTACGTCTATTGGTCTTTGGTTAACTGATGGCATAATATAATCCTTGCTCATCATAACAAAATTATTATACTCATCAAAGAACATCGCTGTCTGAGTTGATATTGCAAGTTCTTCCAATACTTCTGCCACACTTTTTTCTGGAGGAATAAAGAAGAAAGGAATAATAACCTCAGACTCACCCTCAACTCTTTTAAAAACATAGTTGGAGAATCCAATAGAATCAAGTAGTAACGATACAGCAGAACTAACAGATGTATTTGTAAGTAGGATTTGTGGTGCAATCTGTGACTCAAAGTAAAAATACAAATCTCTAAGTTCTATGGATACTTGCTTAGATTGATTATCTAGTTTTGGAAAACCATCAGAGTACATTGTTTTGATTGGTAGGTAATATTCAACTCCAGAATTATCTGTAATAACTTCGTAGAGTTTAAACTGAATATTTTTAGAAACATACTTGCTAATAATGCTTAAAGTATTCGATGTATGAAAGGCATCATCAAAATCAAATAAAGAAATTGATCCTGTTGAAGCAAGAAGTTGTCCTACTGGCAATCCGCTAACTCCTAAATCAGAAGCACTTTTATTAACAGAAAATTCTAATACTCTATCGCTTAGGTCTGATACAAGTCGTGGAGATAATTCAATTAAATCAAACGTGGAATCAAATTTATTCATGCTATCAACTACAACTCTAATTCCAGAAATGTACTCAAACTCTTTATACTTTACTTGATTATTTAGTGTAAATGCTGGGGGATTTGTTAGATCTGTAACAAGACTTGTACGTGTTCCAACATCGGAATCTTCAAGACTCCAGCCATAAGATGGAGTAAAAGTTTTCCATTCACCTTTATACCAAATATGATATGTGCCTAAAGACATACTATTAGAGATAACTAAATAAGCATCACCTTCTTGGGCTGTCTCTGGCTTTAGTGTTGCTGAAGATAACTCTTCAATAAATTTAAAAATCCCCGAATATATTTTTGGAACAATTAAGCCATATGAAATCTCAACATATCCATCAGATCCAATTATTGACTTGCCATCTTTTCTTCTATCTCTATCAGAAAAAGATATAGCATCTACCCAACTGTTATTTTTTAATACTTGAATCTTCCAGTTATTTGGGGTTGTTCTATTTACTTCTCCATAGTATGGGTCTAAGAATGTTTGAGAAGAACTAGAAAATGTTCCGTAGTCTAATTCCCCTGTATTGGTTTGCATCTTTACTATAAGTCTGTTGGCTGGAACCTTTTCTTTGTATACAACAAAGGGTGCCGTGTCCTCTATTCTATGTCTTTCATTAATAGTTTTATTAGCGACTCCATACTCAGTACCGTTTTCTGTTCTAAAAGAAGTCCAGTATTTAAATGGGTCATTCTTATCTGACATATAATATCTTGGTCTTTTTGCCATGTTTATATTTGGGTTATGCAAAAATCTTCCATTAAGATATGTTGCTTTATTGATTCCAGATCTTGGTCTTTGATAACCAAAGCAGTCTTCTAAGGAATAAAGCATCTTAATTTTTTCTTTAACTGGTTTTAAAGTAGTTGGTTCTTCATCATCATCAAACCCTCCATCAATAACTATATCTGCATCTGTTGCTCCAGTGTAATACTTAACTCCATTGGTTCCTGAGTCAAGCGGATCAAAGGTGTTTGGGATTGTTCTATAAGGAGAGTTTGCCTGTGTTGGTCTATATCTATAGTTTCCCACCATAGACATGTTTGTTGCAATATTCATATTCCATTCAGCAATGACTGAAGATTTTGTTTTAACAGAAGAACTTGTTTCTATGTAGTTTAATAATTCCTTATCTTGAAACATTATGCCTCTTCCAGTGACAGGGACACATTCCAAAAGTCAAAGTTTAAACCACTTCTCTTTACAACAGAATAACTAAAGTCTGAGAAAAACACCTCTATAACTTCATTATATTTATTGACATTATTAAATCTGTTATCAACTGCACTGCTATCTGTGTCTTCAAAATTTGTATACTTATCATAAGCAAGGTAAACCCAGAACGAACCTTTATGGTTATCATACCAATTAAGTAGTTCTACTCCACCTGCTCCACCATCTGTTGTAAACTCTAGTGGGTTAGGTCTTGCTACTGTTGCCTGCATATCTGCTTTTCCACTACTATTAAAATTTGCCTTTGTGTCATAGGCTCTAGATGGCAACATATTCCAGGATGTATTTATCTCTAGTTTGTCAGCAATATGATATGACCTCATACGGCCATTAATCATTCTCTCCCGTTTTTCAATTCTAACGGGCTTAAAGTCTATCTCGGCTCTATTATTATCAGATAGGATTAAAAACTCGCCATTAGTGGCTTCAAAGGCTGTATTGGCCCCTACCTCGTTTCCGTCTGGGATGTAAAAACCATCAACCTTACTTCCAGGATTATCAGCAAAGAGCATTGCCTGTGGTCTAGAATATTTTTTTCTACCAGCCATATAGGTGTTATTTGCCATTAGAACCTAGCCCCCCTAATTCTTTGAGCATCTACGCTCTTTATCTGTACCATAACTGCTCGTGCAATATCATCTGGATTAGCATCAGATTTTACATTTAAGTTGAGGTTATAATTATACACTGAATCTCCAACGGAAGATCCAGAATTTATAGCCTTCATATTTTCAACACCATACTTGTCAACTGCATACTTACTCATAACAAATTCTCCAGGGGTCAACATTGAAGGAACTGTATCTGTGCCCATAGCATATCCACCAGAAGCAAAATACTTTGGGACTAGCCCACCCTTTGATTTTAAAAGCATCCTTCCAGGATCTTTTTTATCTTTTAGTATTCCTGATGCCTTGATAGCCTTAACTAATAAACTATCTGCTTCTTCCATCTTTACCAGACTGCCTAATGGATTTTTTAAATCACCCGTAAAAAATGATGAAAATTGTTCTGCTGTTGGATCATTCTTTCCGTATCCATACTTCATTCCTATAAAGCCATCTTTTATTGCTGCCTGAATTCCTTCATCTCCATATTTTGCTGTAGCAGTGCCATAGAAGTATCCATACTTTTTCATTTCATCCTGGGAAGCAAATCCTTTACTTCTTAACACGGCAGTGACAGCGCCTAGGTTTAGTTTTGGTTTATACTCAAACGGTCCGTACCTTCCTGGATTTAAGGCTTGATACTCAGGGTTTGTTGCAAAGTGAGTAAAGTCTCCTAAAGCATTGCTTGATGAACCTGGATACTTTGATGGATGCACCAATTGATTAATAAGATTAGGGTTGTGTGAATTATGAATTGCTCTAGTCATAAAGTTTAATGCTTCAAGTTTTTTTGCAATTGGTGACATTTGTTTAGCACCAGTAATTGCTTTTGGTGCAGATGCAGTAAAGTTTAGTGGAAGCAGTGCAGCATTTAAATAATCCCAATTATTTGGTGATCCTGAATATAAATTATTTAATCCCTTATCTTTTCCACCTTTAAAAATTTTATTGACTGTTTGCTGAAGGCCTTTTATTCCTAAAAATTCAAGCAATGAAGCAGAAAATCCTTGTGACAATCCCATTCCCACGGCTGAAGAAGTATTTTTATAGGAAGAACTAGAACCTGAATTAGGCGTTTTTCTTGAAGGGTTTGAAGGGTTTACGTTAGCATATACTTTTCCACCATCTGCATATTTGCCAACATTCATTGCATCAAGATGTTCTATTCCGTACTTTTCAACAGCGTCTTTTGTTAATACATATTCTCCTGGGGTTAACATTGCAGGTACTGTATCAGTTCCCGAAGCATATCCACCTCTAGCAAAGAAATTAGAAACCATACCACCCTTAGCATATCCAGCAAGTGATCTCTCAATCTTTCCTATTGGAGCATTAAACCCCTGAGTTCTTCTTACAGCCTCTTCTTTAAATTTATCATCAGCAACGATTTTTGCTGCTTGGGCTATAATTTCTTCTGCTTTCTTTTCTTCTTCCGTTTTTACTTTTAATAATGTTGCTTTTGAAAGAGCAACTTCTGCAGGAACTCCCTTTGCATATGCTGACATCTTTGCAAGAATGTCATCCCATTTTGTCTTTAATGTATCGGCTGCTGCTAGTAATCCTGCAAGAGCGTCAGGATTATCTGCTGCTGCTTGTGCTGCTGCAAAGTAATCAATTTCTGCATTGATCCTATTCCATGCGTCTTTTGTGTCGCCATAGAATTTTATGTTTCTTATATTTTTATCAATAATGTCTTGAGATTTTTTGTTTTCTTCAATATATGAATCAATAATGGCTTGTCTTGGTTCAATTTTATTTTCTTCAGTATTATAAATTTCATCCTGCTTGGCTTGAATTTGTTTAAGAATTGTAAGTCTGGCTGGATCATTCTCCATTGCATAAATTCTTTGTGAATTCTCATATTGTTTTTGATTAATCTGATCTTGAGTTAAACCACTCTTTGGACCAGTTAAAGAACCAAGTGCATTTTCTCTTGCTTGTTGCAAAGCCTGACGTTGAGCATCAGCAAATCTTGAAGCATTTCCTGCTCTCATTTCTTGTACAGCACGTGCTGCTGCAGAGATATCTCCAGATGTTATTGCATCTGCTAAACCGATTTGTTGTTTTTGTTGATCTAAAATATTTTGATTTATGTCAGAAACTTTTTGAAGGGCTTCGGCTTGATCGTCATATCTCTTATTAACTTTTTCTGCAGCATTAGAAATAACTGTTAGATCATTAGACAAACTGCTATTTTCATCTTGAATTTTTTGTATAGCACGATCACCAAATAATGGATTCATTTCTAGACTACGATTTGCATCATTGATTGCTTCTGTTGCATCTGCAACTTCTTTAAGGAATGGATCAATTTCTCTTTCAACACCAGCAATTAATACATCATTCTTTTTAATATCCATTGCTTCTTTGCTAGTCATTACTAGTTCTTCTTCGGCTGCAAAGTAATCCTCAACTATTTGTCTTCCTGCAGATGCTGCACCTGCTAGGTCTCCCTTGTTTAACTTAACTTGAATATCAATTATTTTTTCTTTTTCTATATTGTTTAATAAGGTTGCGATTTCCTCAGCATCTAACTTTCCATCTTTAAGGTCTGCCATTAATTCTTTTGCAAGTGCTGGATCTCCAAGTACTGCATCAATCTGGTCAGCACTATAGCCAAAGGCTTTCATTTGAGATACAAGTTTTGGCATCTTTTTATACATTGCAAAATCTTCATTTGCACGAATTATTTTATTTAAAACTGCTTGACGCTCAAGTGCTGTGTTTGATTCTTTTATAAGTCTAACATAATCATCCCACTCTGGAGTTCCCTTTTTAATTGTCCCCGCAGCAATGGCTGCTGCTTGGCTCTTATCTGCAACAACATCTAATGCTTCTGAAGCAGAGAGACCACCAGAAATAAGCATGTTGTATGCCTTGGTTTGTTCTTTAACACCTGCAATAGCAACATCATTAGCAAGTTTAAAGTTACCCATGTCTCTTTCTTTATACCCTTGGTCAACAGCCTTACCAGTTTCTGTTAATCCAGTTATTGTATCTTTTGATCTTGGCTTATCTTTTTCAAAAGTAAATAGTGCTTTATTACCTGTGTATGCTGCAATCTTAGAAAAATCTTCTGCAGACATTGACTCGATAGCGCCTCTTAGTCCTTCTCCTGTGCCTAATTTTAAAAGTCTATTTTGAATACCATCAAATAGTGCAAATGCATTTTGCTTTGTTTTTTTATCTCTAAATGCTGCAAGTAGTGACTCAATAGGACTAAGTGCATTAAATGCATTATCTCTTACTTGCTTAAGACCCATTG